GTAAACCTGTAGCTCACCACTATTAAATCTCAGTTGTCCTGCTCTGTAACCAGTAGCATTATCACCTAATATAATCCCATCAGGAAAGACATCAGGCACTTGTGCTTGTAAACTTGTAAAGCTTAATAATAAAGCTAATAAAATGAATATTTTTTTCATGTTTTAAATTGGTGTTACTGTTATTTGTGTTCCTATTATTGCTCCTGTAGTTAAACTTAATAATCCTGTAGAATTATCGTAAGTATAATCAGCTTGTATTCCAAAATTTCTTCCTATGTTAACTTTTATATTTAAAGGTGTTCCTGCTATTGTAAAATCTGTTTGATTAGCAGTTGCTATAAATATTTGATCTGTCTTTTTAGGAACTAATACCATACCTGTTTCAGTATCATTTACTACTGAATGATATCCGGCTTTACCACTATAAGAATTTTCAAAAACATCAATAAGCTCTAAGAAACCTTGAAGCTGATTGTTATTGTTAGGTATTCCTGAATATAAACTTACAGTATCAATTCTAAAAGGAACATGATTTCCATCTGTAATAACAAACTCTATAATATCAAACAATGCAGGAGAATCTAAAAAGTCTCTAAATGGAATTATTATTCTTTGATAAACGTCTGCTAAACTTCTATCAAAACTATAAGCTAATGTTAAAACAAGTCTTTCAGATTCTGCATCTGTATTTGAATTTTTTAGAATTACTGAAATGAAATTTTCATTAAGCAAATTAGGATCTTCTAATCTAACGTAAAATTCTAAACTGTCAAAATCTACAAAATTTAATAAATCTGTTGTTCTAAATCGAAATGTTTTTAAAATTTGATTTTCACCACGACCTTTAAAATAAATGTTTAGGTTATTTGAATTAGAAAAATCAGGACTATTAAAAGTAAAATCTTCTAAAGGAATTCCGGAAGTGTCAAATTCGTCTGGTGTTTGAAGGTTTTCGTCATAAACTAATGTTTTAACAACGTTAGCAACTGTTTGACCACTATTGATTCTTACATAAGAAACAAGGCAGTAAAGACCGTTATTTATAATTGGCTGAGCTGGTATTTCAGCAGGCTGGCCAGGCAATATTAATATGTTTCCTAAAGTGTCTACAACAATTGCATCAAATCTATCGAAATTAACATCTCCTTGAGGAAAAGTAACATTGTCATTAGATGCCGCGTAATTTACATTATTAATTATATAAGTTAAATCAGCAACAAAATAACTTAATCCACCATTCCAAGAAATTTGTCCGCCGCTTGTAATTTGATTAGGTTTTTGATTTTGTTCAAACAAATAAAAATTATATTCTTGATTTGAATAATCAATACCATTAGATTGAACTCCATTTGGATAAGTAAATCCATTGATAATTAAACCTTGTTCATTAACAGTTTCTCTTTTTCTCCAAATGTATTGTTTTTTGTTTTCTACACATAAAACAAGCATAGAATCATAATAGTAAAAAGGCCTGAAATTTCCATCTCCTAAATCAACCATATCAGCTAATGTTTTAAAATAACATTTAGCATCTAAAGGTATTTGTGATGTTGGAAATATTCCGGTAGTAAGATTAATTGCTGGATTCATAATTGTTATTGTATTTTATAATAAACACTTCCAATTGCATAAATGTTTTTAGAAATGTAAAAATCAATTTCTAACGTTGGGTTATAGACTTTATCAAAAACAATATCAGTAATATCTTGATTAAAAGTATCAAATATTCTAAACTGATTTTCAGTACTAGGCTGTATTGCAAAAATAATTTTACCTACTGTAGTATAAGATATTGTAGTTCCTGCTTGAAACACATTTAAATTAGAACTTGATTTTAAATCAATTTCTTCTTGTGTTAAAGCTAAAGCTTCTACAGAACTAAAAGCAAAGTTTGTTTCTTGCCAATAATAAACTCTTCTTGTTATAGGGGTTGTTACACCGTTATCACCTCCTTCGTCATCAAGAATAACAGCATCATCAGTAACACAACAGTAGTTTCTATTATACATATCGTAGATTAAAAAGTCTTTTCTACTCATGTTTAATACAGATGATATTGCTTTAATTTCTTCTTCTGTAGTTGGCATAACATCACTACCTCTTGCTTCACCTACGCGATCTTCATATTCTCTTTCGTAATAAGCTAATAAGTTTGCATTGCCTTCAGACATGAAAGCTTTAGGTTTATATAATAAACGAACAGCTCCAGCAACTACAGCTTCTAAATGATTACTTGTTATTAATGGTCTTCCATTTTCATCAACAAGTAATGAGTAATAAAAAAGATAAAACTCTGTAATTGTATCATCACAAACAAAAAGATAATTTCCTTGTATTTTATAAGTATTAGGGCAAAATCCTAAATGACACATTCCAACTTCTTCTATTCGAATTATATCAGTTGGTAACTTAAATCGTCGTGAAGCTGCGTCTTCAATAATTTCATATTTAACTCGTTTTAATAAAACGGTGCCGCCAAATCCAATATCTCTTACTGTTCGATATATAGAACGAACAATTTTAGAATACTCATTAGTTAAGTTTTCTAAACCGGTATCATCTTTGATATTTGCTACAACTTCTTCCCAAGGAATTATTTCTGAATACATCTATACATCAATTTTTTTTTAGTAAAATCCTTTTTAAGTTGTTTAAAGTTAGGAAATAATTCTAACATATTCATTTCGATAGCTTTTGTTTCAAGCTTTTTCGCATGAGTTAAGCTTCCATGTGCTTTTTTAACTTGAACAATATAGTTATGTCTTTTGCTTGGTTTTAAATACCAAAAAAAAGCTAAATTATCTCTTAGGTTATTAAGATTTAAATTTTTTACTTTAACTCTAATACGTTTTGGTAATACACATAAAGTCATTCTTCCACCTAAGAAAAAATATAAATCTTTTGAATTAAACAATAAATCATGAAAATAAACTTTAAAATATTCTAAAACTATTAGAGCAAACAACCTATAAGTTATCTGCTCTTTTTTTCTTGATTTTTTATTATAGTTTAAGTCTAGTTCTCTAGAATAAAATAAACCTTTCTTTTCTTTTAAATATTGTTGGTAAAATTCTTTAGTGTTAGTTATAACAGTTTTAGAATTCTTCTGTTTGAGGGTCATCTGTCTCATTGCTAAATTTATTTCCTATATCGTCATTTTTAACATTAATAAAAATGTTTAATTCTTTTGACATTATACTATTTATTAATCCATTTATTCTTTCGTTTGGAAAAGGGTAAATATCAGTAGTAAAATCATAATTTATAGAATCGTCTGGATCTACATAAATAGCATTTCCTTGAATGACAATAAAATTTCTTCTTGAGTCTAAGTTTAATTGATTAACAGCAATATTTAATGGACTAAAATTAAAATCATCATCAACTTGAACAACATTATTATTTAATCCTAAATATAGCTGAGCTAAATTGTGTTGAATTTTACATGCTGGTTGATTTTTTGTGAATCTTCCTTTTTGATGTAATCGATATTCTTCATCAGATAAAACAACTATAGAATAATCATCTTTAAATAAACGTATACCTTTGTTTCGTTTGAATAAAATTAATTTTGGTAACTCTTGTGAGGTCCATCGACCATTAATATTTGTAAAAACAATTTCGATCGGTTGAAAACATTCGTCAGATATTGTTTGTCCTTTGTTATAGTATTTTAATAAATCAGAAGCTCTGTAAGTTCTTAAATAATTTCTAAGTAATCTTTCACTAATAGGCTCGTCTAAATTAAACTCACCACCTCTAATAGTGTTGAGCATAGTACTTATGATGTTTTCTTCTGTTACCATTATTTAAATACTTTTCTAAATGCTTCCTGAATTTGATATTGCGATTGAACGCGTTGATCTGCGGTGCCACTAAATAAACTTGTAACAACCATTAATAAAATCTTTTCAATAGCTTCATCTGATAGGTTTACTATTCTTACATTTACTTCAAGAACATCTGCAAATGAAGGTAGTTTACAATAAACAATCTTGAAAAAAGTTGGTGTTAATTCTGAACCAGAATCAATTTTCCAAATAGAATTTTGTTGAACTACAATAGGATAAAATCGATTAGGTTTATTGTTAGAGTCAATTTTCATTCTTTCGTATTGACTGTTTTTCATAACCTTTACTCGTCTTGCAGTAGAAGAATTGTTATAAACTACACCATATGATAATAAACGCATGTAATCAATTGGAATAGGCGCTATATACTCATTAGGAAAATTAGCGTCTGGATTAAGAATTATAGGAATGTTTCTAGGAATTACTAAGTTGGAAATATCATCAGATACTTCTTGAGATTTTTCAGCGATTTTAAGTCTTTCTCCAATAAAACCTATTGTTGTTGTTTCAAAAATATTCACTATCACAGGTGTTGGAAAAAAATCAGATCCTAACTTGTCTGCTAAAATATTTATTTTGTCTTCTACCTCTGATAGTGTATATCCCATTTCTATTAATTATTTTCTTGCTCTAACTTTTCAAGAAGCATCGTTATTAATTTAACGAAAAAATCTGGATTAGCAGAAAAATATTCTTTTAACCCTACGTAAGTAGTTGATAATAAATTTTCTCTATAGCTAAAAGCACCGTTTTCAGTATTTAAAATACCAAAACGAATCATTTCTTTTATTTGATAATTAAGTTTAGCTTTATCTAAATCATCTAGAATTCCACTAACTTCTTTTGCTTTAACTAAACTTTCTCGAATATACTTTTTAAGTATTTCTCTAAGCTTTAATTTTTCTCTTTTCTTGTCATTCGTGTATTTTGAATAACGATAAGTAATTCCAAGAGTAGCTAATATCCATCTAAGCTTTTCAATACCGATAGCTTGCTTACCTACATCCATAGACAAACGTCCGGCTAATCTATCAATATAATCTGAAGTGATAATATCATCAATGTTTTCATAATCTAAATTGACTAATTCAAAACGCGGGTTACTTACTTTACCTATAAAGTACTTATTATCTGTGCTTACATGTTCTCTAAGAACTTTTACATTGGGGTGACCAATAATAAAATCAAGCTTTCTAGCGGCTTCTGGATCTGTTTTAGGTGTAAATATTGTACTTAATTCACCTATCCAAATACCGTGATGTACGCGACCTTCTTCATCAACGTATCTTCTTTGTTTTCTAAGCAAAGGATCGGTATAGCTTTCTAACATTACCCCTCCAAAACCTTCAATACCTCTTGCATTAGTTAACTTATAAGTTAATTTCCAAGAGCCATTTAATAAATCTTCTAAATTTTTAACAACTGATACTTTGCTGTTTTTTTCTTTTTGTTTTTCCTGTGTTTCTTCCATTTTGTTTAATTTAAAAAGCCCTCCCATTGAGAGGGCCTTTGGTTATTGTTTATTTCAATTTTTAGTAAATAAAAGTTGAAGCATTGTCTGTCGCTAAAGCGTTTCCAACTAAAGCACCACCTGTGTAAGCGGCACTTGCTTTTAAAACACCACATGAACGATCATCATAAAGAATTGGCATCAATTCAGATAAAATGTGCATTTGAGCACCATCAAAACCACTAGCAGCATGGCTAGTTTCGGCTTTGCTAATACTATGCATACCATCAACGAATTTTTTACGATATTCTCTTTCTGCTCTACTAAAAAGCTCAAAGTTTGGAACACCATTTACAGAAGTACCATTTAACACGTAAATGTTTCCTGTACCAACTAAACCACCATTAGTGCTGTATAGTCCTGGGTGACCTAACAATTCATCTTCCATAATACAGAAAGTGTTTCCTAAATAGTGATATTTAGTAATAGAGAATCCTAATTCTAAAGCTTCTTTAGTAGTAACATCATAAACAATGTTTGTTGCACCACTGTTTCCATCATTTGCATTAAATTGAATCAGTTTTTTCATTCCTGTTTCAAATGCAGTTCTACCAATTCTGTCAGTAACACCAAAAAATATGTTACCTTCTTGTCCGGCTGGACTACGAGTAGAAAGAATGTTTGTAAAAGCTTCAACTAAACTAGCCTCTAATCCCGTATTTGGATTGTAAGGAATAGTAGCATTATCTTCTATTTGAGGAATCCAACCATCACCAGTAATAGGCGCTTCAAGACCTGATTCAGCTAAAAATCCATCTAAGGTTAACTTGTTTACTCCCCAATTCTCGTACCATGAGTGACTTGTTGGATCCATAGAAGTTCTTGAATAACGAAGTCCTTGTTCGTTAAAAATTCTATGATATTCATCAGCTTTAATTACAGCTTCAAATTCCCAAGATTTACTGTTTGGAGAATCAGAATTGTAAATACTAGCAACTTTTTGGCTTTTTGCAGAACCAGTCATTGTTAGTGTGTAACGAGAAACCCAAGTGTAATTGATTTTCCATTTGTTACGAGAAGTTCTTTGGTAACCTTTTAAAGATCCTTCACCAACAACATTACCAGCTTCAGTAAGAACTACACCATCAGCTAAATGAGCTTCTTGAAAAGCAGCTGCAGGTCCAACAGTAACACCATCATAAACATAGTGATCACTTGTAGATGCTAAACGACCTTTCTTTTGAAAGATAATTGTAACACCACCTGGTCCTAATGTAACTCTATCATTTGGATTAAACTTGTCACCTAAAATATTATTAGTAGGATCATGTTTTACAGCTACAGAACACTTTGTATTTGTTGCTACTGTTCCAGCAGTTAAACCATTTACATAAGTAATACCATTTGATGTCAAGTCAGGATTGATTTCTGCAGCATCAAAGTATCCACCAAATACAGCATCACCTGTTGCGTATGCTGGCAAAATATCCATTCCTTTGTATGCGATACGATACGCATTATCAGAAATTCCCATTGAACTCTTCTTCACTTTTCCAGCGCGAGCTCCTTGATTAATTCTTCCTGATAAAGTCATCCACGATGTGAAACGAGTATATCTTGAAAATAAATCAAAAGTTTTTCTGGCAACTTCATTGTGTTTTGCCATCAAGGTTGTTAGACTGTTTCCTTCAGTATGAATTTGAGGGTTAAAGCGTTCTTGCGGCCCTCTTAATAATTGTCCCATCTTTAAGGTTTTTTTTAATATTAATTTTTCGTTTTAAAAACCTTTAACTCAATTGGCATTGCCTTTTATTAAAGAGTAAAAAATGGTTTGTTAACTTACGCCTTTGGCTTAGATGCTAACAATCCATTAACTAAATTTGACTCATGATTACTAGATGCTGACGATCCAGTTTTTTGGGATGAACGAAAGTTTCTATTATTACTTTTTTTATTCCCTAGTTCAGAAATAATAGATTTAACACCATCGTTAAAATCGGGAGCGTTTGTACGCTTTGAAATTTCTTCTTCCAATTCGACAAACAGGGCGATTCTAGCCTGCATTTTCTTGTTATCTTTTAATGAGTCAATAAAAGTATTATCTTTTGTTTTGTCATATGCACTCTTGATTTTATCTTGAGTTGGCAAAACACCGAAAAAAGACTTTTTTGCAAATATATCTGCAAATTCAGTTTTTAATTCAGTTTCTATTTTTTGTTGGTGAACTTGTTCTTTTTGAGTTTTCTTTTGCTCAAATGTAGACTTAAAATTGTTAAGCTCACTTATTTTTGATTCGGTTGCAGAACGTAAGCTTTGACCGTTTACAGTCAATGTTCTGTTTGATTTCATTATATCAATTTCACTTTCAATATCATCTAATACGTCTTCATCTTTGATATCTTTTCCATCTTGAATTGCTAAATTTTTCAAATTTGTTCTAACAATTTCTTCGTTGTCTAAATTTTTGAAATTATTCCAATAATCTAAATCACTTTTGCTTTGTTCGTATTTAGCTTCTTCTTTAGCAAAATCATCACTATTATCTTCTTTTTTTGAATCTAAAAATGATTTTAATTCTTCTTTAGTTTGAAAATCTTTTTTCAAAAATTTATTCATTGAATCTAAATCTATAGAATCTTCTTCATCTTCTTCTTCATTATCAGAAACTCCGAACAATTTATCGACAACAGATAATTCTTCTTCATCTTCATTCTCATCTTCATCTTCATCTTCATCTTGATTATTATGATAATTTGGTTTAATAAAATCTTCTAACAAACTATCATCTTCATCTTGAAGCATCTCATCAGTTACTTCAAAATTATTGTCTAATTCATTAATTTGATTTTCAGTGTGTTCGTTTTCGGTACTCATTTTTTTCCTGTGTTTAGTTTATGTTTATTAACAAATTTATAAAAAAATATTTAAGCTTCTGCTTTTTCTTTCTCTTTAGCTTCGTCTTGTTGTGCTTTTAACACGTTTTCTTCTTGTTTGACCGTTAGCTCTGCTGCTTTAATTCTTTCGGCAGTAGAGGCTTTTAAATTGTCTCCAAAAGATTTATTAGCTGCATATATTTCTGCAACATCAATATTATTTTCAAAACCTTCACGTTTAAGCTTGCTGTCTTCTGCTTTAGATTCTTTGTCTGCTTGAATTTTAGCTTGAGTATTTTCTTGCTCTGCTTTCATGTTTTCTTGACGTACTTCTTCCATTTTGTCAAGCATATTTTGAAATAGCTTTTTCTTTTCAGAACCGGTTTCCCCTTCCATTACATCTATAAGTCCTAAAATAACTTCTGGTGTATTTGCACTTTGCATTGACATTTGTGCAGCGCTATCAATCATTTGTTGAAGTTTTAAATCCCTACCGGCATCTGAAAAATACATTCCTAAATCTGAAAAGAAAAAATCTTTGTAAAGCTTTAAAAATTTAGTTTTCATATCTCCAATAACATATTGGATCACTTCATTTTCTTCATAATGTAATTTAGCTTTAGCAAGCATGCGTTCTAATACTGCAGAAACAAAATTGTCTAATGGTTTCATAAAGACTTCATTTCTTGCAGTACTACCACGCAATGCACCTTCAGTAGCCGTTGCAGTTTGATATTGGGGAATATCACCACCACGTTCTTTAGGTATTCCTGAAAATTTATCAGCTAAGTCTTCTATAATAGCAAGACCCTCAATAAGTATTTTAATACCTTTTGTTTGAGATATGTCTAATGAAGTAAATTGATTAAAGCTGTTTTTAGAACCTTTATCTTTTGAGTTAATATACATAATCTGATCACTTTTAATGTGATGATTAACTCTTTGAAGTGCGTTTTTAATACTACCGTTATTTAAATCTTTAGGTGTTTGCGCTACATCATAAACTAATACTCTATCATTACCTGCTTTTTTTAATGCGTATCTTAATTCAAATAGAATTTCAGAAGCCATGTTTTGAAGTTGATAAAGATTGGCTGCAATAGATTTTATTTGAGAAGTACCAGTATAATTTTCTCTTACCAATGAAACAACATCTAGTTTACATTCTAAAGGTTGATCTAAACTTGTAATTCTATATTCATCAATTCCAAAATCTAGTGTTGTTTTATCCCCTACAGAAATAACATATCTAGGAACGTCAGCTTCAATTCTTTCAATTACATCTTTTTGTTTTTCCTTGTAGTCTTTAGGTAGCTTTTTGTAAAATGTTTTACCTAAGTTTTTACTTTCGCTAACTTTTACACGAATAATTTTTTTAGATTTCCATCTAGCGTAAGTAACTCTTATTCTACCAACGTTATTATCTGATTGATACCAACTTCCTTGAGTATAGTTGTGCTTTAATTCGTCTTTGTATGTTGTTTCGGTGCCGTTATCGGTATTGGCAGTTAATTGAGAAAATAAATCTTTTATTTCTTTTCGTTTTTCTTTTGTTAAATCAAACTTGTTATAGATTTCATTTTCTGTTAACCAATAACTTTCGAAGAAAAAATCATGGTCGTCTTGTACATCTTTATAAGGATCTAAATCGGTTAATGCATCTAAAGGATGAACACCTCTAAGCATTACGTGGTTTTTTTCAATATCAATAGATAAATGACATCTATCAGCAATAAAATAATCTGCAAGAATATGAGAAATTCTATCTTTATTTTTTTTTGAATTTAGAAGAAAATCAACTAAAGCTTGACCAGTAGATTCTGCTGCAGTTCTAAAATCAGTTTCAAAAAAATCATCTACATCTTGCGGTAATTCCATTTCAGGGTTTTCTGTATCTGGCTCAAAACCCATTTCATTTTTTAAATCTTCTTTTATTTCTCGCATTATTTCTTCTGCAAGCATTCCGAATTTTTCATCAAGCTTTTTGCTTTTTGAATTTTTGTCAATTACATAAATCTTTTTCTTTAATGGACGAAGCATGTAGTCTCCAATAATCTGTTCTATTTTTTGTCTAATTAAAGGATAAACAATATAGTCTTGACCTAAATCAACACCCTTTGGACAAGTAACAACTTTTGTCAGTTTTTCTTCTTCTTCATTTAACTGACCTAAGTAAGCTCGGTAGTATTTTGATATTAATTTTTTTTGACTATTAAAATCGTCAATTGAAGTTACTTCAAGAAAATTAATGGTATGAGATAAATACCATTCTTCATCTTTTTGACTTTCTGGTATTGTCTGATCAGGAAATTTGTATAAAGACATTTTTAAATAGTTTTACTAAAGTTACTTATTTTTTTTAATTTCATCATGAAAGTCTTTAATTGCGAATGCCATAACATCATTATTATAAGTTTCTAAAATTGTTTTTCTTTCTTGTTTTATTCGTTTTTTCTGTATGATTTCTTCTTTGTTGACAATTTCTTTATCTTCTTCATCAAGGTCATATTCTGGATCGAATAGTTGAATGTTTTCAACACCTTCTTTTTCATTATAAATTTCTCTGTATGATTTATTTATTAACGTTCCATTTTCATAAACAAATGTATCAAAATCTAATAAAGCGCTTCCATCATTTCTATCTTCATCAATACCATCTGTTTGTTCTTCAAATAAATCAAGTTTAGAAACTAATACCATTCCGTAAGCAGAACCTAAATCTGAATTGCTTTCACCAAAATTAATTAAGTGAAGTAATATTTCTTTAAACCATATCTGATTGTAGTTGTTTTCAACTTCTCTTTTTAATAAACGCAAAATTAATTTAAAAGCATGTTGATTTGGCATTTTAAATCCATATTGATTTGTTGCGTTTGAATTGTAACCTTGTAAATCTGGTCTTTGTTTTAAATGTTTATAGTCAGCTTCAACATCTTTGAAATAATTTATAATACTAACTTTAGTATATTCTACTAGCAATTCATAGCCATACATTACAGCAGCTCTTACGTTGGTAGAATAAAATATATCATCCTGATCTGAAGAACCTCTATCTAAAATAAATCCAACCGGTAAATCATGTGGTTGTTTTGTGCTATAAAATGTTCTGTAAATTATAGTGGCACCATCTGATATTTTAGAGTTGTTCTGTATATCTTCATCGTAACTATCACATCCAGCTATGTCTGGGCAATAATCTAAATTATGGTTTTGAATTGGGTCCATAATTTTAGTGAAGTTTCCAAACTTTTCATCTTCGACAAACTTTACAGTACTTTTTCTTTTAAAATGAATTTTATCAATTTCTTTTAAATTTTTAGCTTTTGCTACAAGTTTTAATGTAGTATCATCTTTAGTGTGCCATTCTAAACGACCAACTTGAATTAAATAAGGACAGTTAGGTAGGTTTTGTACTTGTGCGTTTAGTTTTTGTCTGTTAAGATAACCTCCAGTGCTTTTTATAAAAATTTCAGATTCTTGAACTGGATAAGATTGTATATGTTTTACATATCCTTCAGTTCCTTCTTTGTCTTTACGCTCTTTCATTATGAATTTAAGAGCTTGTTTAGAATCAGTACGACCGGTTCTAAAATCAAAGAAACTAACTTTTTTACCAGTATCTTTATCAGGAATTCCATCACCAGGATAATAGTCTGTGGCAAGTACTAATACTTTTTTAAGATTATAAGCTTCTCTAGGCGCGTTCCACATTTGCATATAACCTTTAGAATCTTTTTCAATATCACCACCTGTACCGTAAATTATTGGTGTTCCATAATAAATAGATCCTTCTTTAAAACAAGGTTCTGCTGATTTGTATGCTGCAATTAAATCTTGAAATAAACCAGCTTCCTCAAATATTGCCATTGAAAACTCTTTACCCTCAAAACCTGTAGGCTTTGCATACATCGTTTTAATCTGCATTGTAGATAATAAACCTTTAGGAATATTTTGTTTGTTTTCGTAAACATTATATCCTAATTTAAATTCTTCATCATTTTGAGTAAGTACACCAGAGCGATATTCAGGTCTAATATCTTGCATCATTTTTTTTACTTTATCATAAAAGTCTTGTGCTTTATCTTCTTGACCAGCTGCAACACCGAGCATATTTTCTTTATACATTGTAAGCTCTTGTGCTATTGCAGCGGTACCAACATAAGATAAACCTACACGACGAGGTTTACCAATAATAAGACCATGACTATAATGCCTAGCATCTTCTATTTCATTAAATAATCTTCTGTCAAGTTCTCTGTAAAAAGGTGAAGCTGTAATTTTTCGTTTTTTACCAGGTGGTAATAATCGAATACGACACATGTTTAGATAAAAGTAATGTTTACCCGTTAATTTAGGCATGTGTGGATTTGGCTTAAAGCCATTTAAACAATAATCGTCTTGTTGATCCCAGTAATCATCATGAGCTAACGTTCCTTGTTTATAATCAGGTATTTTTTCGTGGTACAAAGGCTTGTACTTTTCACTATCAAATTTATCCCAATTAATATTTACTTTCATATCTATTTGTAAGTTAAAAGGACCAACTTAATATTGGCCCTTTCCACAGGAGTACAAAAAATCTTAAACAACGTTTTCATTTATTTCGTTGTAAAAAGATCTTTTCTTTTTAAGCTTTTGTTCAAGTCGCGATAACGAATAACCGTTTTCAACTGGCGAATGACCAAACATGCTATTTTTGTTTGTTCTTTTATCAAATGCTACTATATCAGCGTTTATGTCTCTTAAAGTAGCTGTCAAGTTTTTCATGTTATATCCGGCCGCAATCATTTCATCAACATTCATTTTTTCAGCTTCTTTAATTTTTCTAAGAACATTAGTTTTTCTTAATCGATGTAAACGTTCTTCTTCAATATCTGCATCGTATTGTAAATCGTCATATTTAACTAAAGCTTTTTGTATTTTTTCTTGTTTCCAAACAAACTTATCACGATCACCAGTAACCTCTTCCATTGAAGCTCTTGGTCTGTCATTATCATCGTAAAATCGTTTTAACGATAAATAATCAGCAACTAAAGCTATAGCTGTAAAACATTCAATACCTAGTTTTTCATCATGTATTATATCACGAAATTCTTTTATAGCAAGAATCCCATCTTTACTTTTCTCGATCTTTACAAGACCTGTTTTTTCGTCTATTTCAGTTAAATACATAATCAAAAATAAAAAAAAGGAACTTATAAAAGCTCCTTTTTAATTTAATTAAAAAAATTGAATTAAAATAATTCAAGAAATTTTTGCACATTTCTATCAATACTTCTTGGTGTTTTAATTACACTAAAATCATTTTCCATGATGATATATATATCTGTCATCTTTTTTTTTGGAAAAATATATGTTAAACTTAATTTTAAAAATCCCGACTTGTAAATACGTTTATCACTATTAGAAATTGCTTTATTAGGAAAAACAAGTAAGGCTTTTTTGTTTTTTATATTTTTTTTAATAGCCTTAAATGATTCAGATTTTCTGTCTAAAAATTTTATGCTTTCTAAATTATGCGTTTTACTATTGTGATCTAAAAACATATTACGTTTTTTTAAGAGTAGGCTTTTCTAAGCTTTTTTTTGATTTGTTTTTTTCAATTTCTTTATCAACTGACTCATTAATACTTCGATTAAATTTGTCAATATCACTAAACACAAATACACCCGGTAATGTTTCTTTCATTCTTTTGTTAAGAACTTTCTCAATAGCAATAATAGCATTGTTGTTTAAAACAATTTTAGAATTAATAACTTGAAATTTTTCTTCACAAAAAGATTGTGCTAAATTAATTTCTTTATTTTTTGCTATGGTATCAATACTTTGAGCCATTTGAGATAAAGTATGATTAGCTTGAAATAAAGCTTCAAGATATTTAAAAAGATCCGTGCTTGTTTTTCCTTTTAATTTAAGATGGTTCATACGCTTTTGATGATTTGTGTTTAATTGATTTGTTTTTTACAATTTTGTTATGAAAATGAGCTCCTATACTTTGAGCACCTAATAGTTTTTCATAATCTTGTATTGATACTGGAAAATATTCGTAACATGATTCATTGTGAAAGACAACAAATAAAGTGTCTTTTTTGTGTCCTAATTTTTTAATGTTGTTTGATGTTACATCTCTAAACAACACTATTGGTTTTTCTTCACTCATAACATGCTTCGTCTTTCTTTATATAAATCATCTTCTACAATAATTAAATTTGTAGCAATAATATCACCTACAATAGTAGTGGCATTTGAAATAGCTGTAATAATAACGTGAGCGCTATCTATGATTTCTAAATCATACATATTGCCTTGCTTTTTTTGTTTAGCATCATAACCAATACTTGGTTCGTTACCGATATCTAATAATTCTTTATCAGATAATACAATACCAGCATTATTCATTATTTGAAGCATTACCGATTCTAAAGATTTAACTAAAGCTTTGGCACCATCTAACTGTTCAGTAGGTGCGTTTGCTAAATCAAAAGAAAAACCTTTTGATAAATAATACAGGTAAGCACCACCGCCCGGTAATATCCCTTTAGCATTTGCCCATTTAACAGAATGTAAACAATCTTCTATTCTGTGTTGCTTTTCTATAAGTTCCATTTCAGAATTAGCATGGATATTAATATAGCTAATACCATTTTTCATTCTAGACTTACGAGCTTTGAGTATGTTTTTTTCATACTCTTGTTCTAATGGCCTTTTAGATATTTCTCTTTCTAACCATTCTACTCTATTATCGATAGCTTTTTGTTGCTCTGGTGTTGGCTGGTAGCTTTTTATAGCAGTTGTTTGATTACTTACAGTAACTTCTTTTACTCTTGGTAAATAACTACATAGCTGATCTAACAAACTTAAATCTTCCTCTGTTTCTGGTTCTTCGAAAAATAAATCTTCTATGTTTCTACCATTATCATCTAAAAAAGGAACAGTATCAAATAAGACCGATAAGTCTTCTATGATATCGCGTTGCTCTTTACCGTAACCTAAACCTCTAACAACACAAGCACGTATTGTTTTTTGTAATACATTCTGAATTAACCATTCCATAACATCATCATGTATATCGTTACAAATGATTAAAATCTCTTTGTCATTAGTCGCGCAAATATTTAGTATTTCAAAAAATTTACCATTTAAACTATCAATTTTTGTATTTATCATTAATACAAAAGGATCTTTTAAAACGCAGGTTTGATCTTCTTTGTTATTAATAAAAGCTAAATGCTTATAGCTTATAGGCATAACAATACCATCAATAGTTGTTAAATAAGTTTCGGGCTCTCGACTTCTTTGAACATTTACAATTCCACTATCACCACTAACTTTAAAAGCATCAATTACTATTTGAGCAATTTCTTCATCGTGGTTAGAACTAACTAAAGCTATTTCTTTTAGCTTCACTAAATCATCTTGACAATTTACTTTGTCTTTTTCAATAATTTTAATGATTTCATTTTTAGCTATTTCAAGGCCTTTCTTGAACTCTATAACATTATAGCTATCATTATGCTCAACATTAGTAAATTCGTTAAACAAAGCTTCCGCTATAACTGTAGCAGTAGTTGTACCATCACCTGCAGCACGTTCAGATTGCGTAGCTACTTGTTGCATACACTCAATAGCTAATTGTTCAAAAGCATTTTGAGAACTAATATTTTTTGCAACGGTAGCGCCATCCTTAGTACTAAAAGGTTCTGTAGTTCCTATTGTTCTAATAATGGCGTTTTTACCACTTGGACCCAAAGTCATTTTAACCATTGAGGCAATTAATTTAATGCCAGAAATTAATTCATTCCTGGCATCTACTCCTGTTTTTATTCTTTTCATAAATTAAATAAGTCCTAAAATTACTTGGTTAGCATATGATTCAAATTTTGGATTCTCTTTAGAAAAACCAATTAAGTAATCGTGAATCGTATCTTTTTGTTCTTGATTTGTTTTTAAACGTAAATCATTGTACGTCGAAACACTCATTCCTTCAAACGATTTATTTTTAGAAATCTGATCAATTATTTCTTGATTAATTTCCTTAAACTCTTTCTTGAAATTTGCTCTAGCAAAAGCACCATACAATTTGTTTATGTCTGAAAATAAAACCAAATCTGAAAAGAAATATTTAATAACACTTTTTAACTCATACAAGTTTATTAATGTTTCAATTTCTGATTCTTTTAATTCCTCTACCGGACCTGGTGATTCAGCTAATCCAGCTAATTCATTATTAGCTTTTTCTTCAGTTCCATCCGTAGTTTCATCTACAAGAACTTTAGTGTTTGTAATAGCTTTCTTTAACTGCTTTACACTTAAACCTTCTGTTTCAATTCCTAACCCTTGAGCTTTCGCTACGTAATCATCTTTTGTCTGTGACATCGTTTTTATTGTTTTATAATTAATAATACTTGTTCTTGATCTACTAATACCAAATCTCTATTTACCCACTTTTCACCTAACACCTCTTTAACCACATTTTTAGGTATATCAACAACATCAACAAAACGAGCATACATAACATTGCTATTAAATTTAGTTATGTCAAAATTTTTATTACCTCGAATTATATCAACCTCTACATAACCAAGTTCTTTCTCCTTACTAGGATTTGTTAAACCTTTTTCATCTCTAGGCTTTTGCTTCTGTAAAGCACAAAGGAAATGTGTTTCTTTAATTACTATATCCATTTAGATTTATTTTATTCTTAAACAACAAAACTAATCTAAATAAACTTAAAGACAAAATGTCTAAAACAAAAAAGAGCTGGTAACCCTACCAACTCTTTAATGCTAAACAATAATCTAAATTAAAACCCTCCTTTCTTTTATGAAAAAAAAAAAAATTATACTTAAAACTACACTTCTTTTTTATTACCTACAAATTCTTTTTCATAAAAAAAAGCCTAATAATTAAATTAGACTTTTAAATGTGATTAAAAAGGATTGATACCCAAATCATTACCTTACTTACGCTATTATACAAAACTTAATCACAATTTTTTAAACCTCAGAACCCGGATCTACAACTGCATCATCAATCAAATCATCATCTAACTGAATAGATACCGTCAAAGCATCTAAAGCCTCCTGTACCTCTGGTGTAACATTCCCAGCATCTATAATAGCCTGCTCTAATACCGCGACATTCGAAAGACGCTCCTCTCTAGCCTTGTCATTCTGTTCCTTTAAAGCTACTAATGTAGCCGCTAATTCCGCTTGTGTGCTCATAATGAAATTTAGTTTGTTGTTAATTTCTAAGTTAAATATTAAATGCACAATAAATAACACAACTACCACGAAAGTAGATAGATAATACATAATGCCCATATTAATCGTTTGAACAATAAAGATACAAAAAAAATTAATGTATCAATACAAGACATTACGTCTTTCTTTCAAGGCGCTCAAAAAAAATTAAAATTAAAAAAAAATCCTAGGACGTGGGGAAAGAGTTGGTTACTGGTAAAAAAGTGCCCACCCTTCTTCATTCTTCGAAGGGGTGGCCCCTTTGCAAAAACCACAAAAAAGAGAGTCTCTTTTGACTCACATTTTTCAATATTGTGCTCAAACCACAAGAAATAGAATTAATACATGTTAGCGAAGACCTAGCTAACCTCTGAAATATAGGCAACATATATTATGAGAACTAGAATCAAAACTAAAGTTAAGGCAACCTTAACCAACGACCCACACTATCTAGAAGCGTTAGAAATACGCTCAGAAGATATAAGTATATACCAAGCAATTAACTTGCTACGCAAGTATAAAACAGTAAGCCAAGCTAAGATGGCTATCAACTTAAACAAACAATTAACTAATACTAAAACCACATAAAATGG